AGGCAGTTTAGACCACCCATACGGCGCAACAGTAGATCCAAGTGGTAGATTTTTGTATGTGTCAAATCGTCTTGGTCACTCTATCAGTTCATATTCTATTAACCAAATCACTGGTGCGTTGACCATTATACCCACTGCTGAATTGGACAATGTCACACTCACATCCAGCTTGCGACCAACAGGATTAGTAGTAGATCCAAGTGGTAGATTTTTGTATACGAGTTGTGTTGGAACTACTAGTGGCATCGATCGATTTTCAATTAATCAAGCCAATGGTGCAATTACTTACACTGAGACCGTCAAACCTCCAGGTAGTGGTAGTACTACTGGTTTCAATCTAGCAATAGATCCAACTAATAGATTTTTGTATATTCCAAATTATACTCCTGGTGGAATCACTCAATATTCTATTAATAGTTTCAGTGCTGCTGCAGCCACCGTTACTCAACTAAGTGTGACTGGAGGTGCTGTTAGTACCAATACAACCACAGGTGCATTGATTGTTACTGGTGGTGTTGGCATTTCTGGTGCTTTGAACGCTACAAGCAAGTCGTTCAATATTCCTCATCCAACAAAAGAGGGAATGAACCTTCGTTATGGTTCGTTAGAAGGTCCAGAATTTGGTATATATATTCGTGGTATATTAGAGAACTCAAACGTAATTGAATTACCTGAATATTGGACCAAATTAGTTAATCCAAATTCTATCACAGTTACACTAACACCATTAGGAACTTATCAAAATTTATTTGTTGAAAACATAAATGATAATTGCGTATATGTGGCCAATGAAGATACTACAAACAACATTAATTGTCACTATGTTGTTTATGCTGAAAGAGTTGATATAGATAAGCTTGATGTTGAGAGTTAATAATGCCTATACAAATTTATAATGGTAATATAACGATAAACAAACCAATGCAATTTGGTTTTCCAGCTGCCGCTCCAAGTGGTGGAGGCGGGGTGTATATGGACGTATCAACAACTGTTGCTACTGTAACTCCATCTGGAAATTACAAAATTGCCGTGTTTAATGATACAGGTACATTTGTTGTAAATTCTCTTGGAAGTGATGCAACCGAAGGCAATAAAGTAGATTACTTAGTTGTGGCTGGCGGTGGAGGCGGCGCTGGGACTGATGGATTCTCTACAACTTCTGGCGGCGGCGGTGGCGCTGGCGGAATGAACACTGCCAATGCATTGACTGTTACTGCGATTTCACACACCGTCACGGTCGGAGGCGGAGGAACAGGTGGAACAACATTTCCAAACAATGCTGCAAATGGATCGGTATCCTCGTTTGGTTCTCTTGTGACCACTACTGGGGGAGGGCGTGGTGGTCTTACCGCTGGCGCAGCTGGCGGGTCTGGTGGTGGCGGAAGCGGTTATTTCGGATCAGGTGGTGCTGGTGTTTCTGGAGAAGGATCTTCGGGAGGAAACGGAAATGGAGACCCTAAATTAGGTTACACTTTTGGTGGAGGTGGTGGTGGAAAATCAGCCACAGGCGGAAATGCGGGCTCTTCAGGTGGCGCTGGGCCAGATGGAGGAAATGGGCTTGCATCAAGCATAACTGGGACATCTGTAACGTATGCTGGCGGCGGTGCTGGAGGTCGTTTTTCTGGAATTTCACCTGGAGGAACAGGTGGTGGTGGAAGCGGTGCACAAGGGGGTACTACTGTTGCAACTGCGGGAACTGACAACTTGGGTGGCGGTGGTGGCGGTGGATCAGGTAGCAACGCCACATATAGGCCCGGCAAAAACGGCGGTAAAGGTGTTGTCATTATTAAATGGAGATTCCAATAATGGCGTATTTTGCAGAGTTAAATGAAAACAATATTGTGCTTAGAGTTATTTCTGTAAGCAATGAAATTACAACTCAAAACTCCGAAGAACAAGAACAACTGGGCATTAATTTTTGCCAAAATTTATTTGGTGGCATCTGGCTACAAACAAGTTTTAACGGCAGAATACGTAAAAGTTACGCAGGTCCAGGGTTTGTTTATGATGCAAACCGTGATGCTTTTATTCCACCAAAACCGCAAGGTGATGGATGGGTACTCAATGAAGAAACTTGTTTATGGTCTAATCCAGAACGAGAAGCCGCACAAAGAACAATAGAAATGGGAGTTACTTATGTCTAATCCAATCACAGATGTAAAGATTGTTGACAATGTATTTGTCAAAATGCATCAGTTTTTAAAAACAGGCGACACGCACGAAGGTCACGCTCATGAATTTGACCACATCACTTTACTGGCAAGAGGATCGGTAAACATGGTACATTCAAATGGTGAAAATACTTACACAGCTCCTCATTTGATTGTTACACCAAAAGGAACGGCTCATCAATTTACGGCTCTTGAAGACAATACAGTTTTTTGCTGCATCCATGCAATACGTGATGGGGATGAACTTGATTCGGTTGCCTCACAAGATATAACACCAGAACAAGCATTTGAATTGTTAACGCAATATCCCCTACGAAGCAAGAATAAATAGATATACATAAAACATTAAGAGTAAAAAATGGCAGATTTAGATAAAAATATAATTATAACACCCAATATTGGGCAATCTGCTGCGCCTAATATTCGTTTTCTGGCCGCCAATAGTTCAGTAAACGCTCAAACAATTACGATGACAGCAATGACTGCCAATGACGGCACGTTGATGTTTAGTGGTAACTCAGGTAATTTATTTTCTATTTCGAGTGCTTCGCCTCCGGGTGGTAATGTTTTAACTATTGTGGGTGCTACTACTATCACAGGTAATTTATATGTTACAGGAATAATTAGTGGCAATACGCCAGCGTTTGGTGCGTATCAAAGTACTTTACAGGCTCTTCCCGCTGCTACATATACAAAAATTAATTTTCAAACAGAAGAATTTGATACACATAATTGTTTTGATAACGCCACCAATTATAGATTTCTTCCAACAGTTGCGGGCTACTATCAACTAAATGCCTCTATGGCTTTGTCAGCAGGAAGTAGTGAGGGATATATTTTATTTAGAAAAAATGGATCAGCCATTAAGGCTGGTAATGATATTGGAGGTACGGCTTACGGTGTGACTGTTTCATCAATTGTTTCTCTTAACGGTAGTACCGACTACGTTGAGGTATGGGGATATTCTGGGACTGCATTAAATACAAGTGCAACTCAGTCTAGTACATATTTTAATGGTTGTTTACTTAGACCGCTATGAGTTTTTTGAAATTTACTGCCGATTAGGAGAGCATGATGTTATACGAAAAAATAAAAACAATTTATCCATCTTTAACTATTGAAGATTTTTCTCCAAGAGGAACAATCATATTGCAAAACGACTCTGACGGCAAAGGCGATTACATATTCAAGTGGGAACATCCAACACTAACACGACCTACAAAAGAACAACTACAAAGTTTAGATGTGTGAAATTTTAGACGGTACCATAGGCATAAATATACCGATAATAGGAGGTTATTATGCCGGCTGTAACAAGTAGAGCAACTTTAAAAGATTATTGCCTTAGGAGATTAGGCTTTCCAGTCATCGAAATCAACGTTGACGATGACCAATTAGAAGATAGAATTGATGATGCCATTCAGTATTGGCAAGACTACCATTTTGATGGTTTACAAAAAATATATTATATCAAAAAAACTACTTCTACCGATGTCAATAACAAATACTTAGATTTATCTAATGTACTTGATTCTGCCAATGTACCATTGGATATTGTTGGTGTCACCAGAATATTTCCAGTCCAAGATTCACAGGCAACTATTAATATGTTTGACCTGAGATATCAACTGCGTCTAAACGAACTCTACGACTTCACCTCCGCATCATACGTCAACTATACCTTGACTCAACAACACCTACGTTCTCTGGAGTTAATGTTCTCTGGAGAGGTTCCTATTCGTTTTAACCGTCACATGAAAAAGTTGTTTATTGATTGGGCTTGGGGAGCATCCGAAGCACCAGCTGGTACTGTGGTAATTGCCGAATGTTATGCCTGTATTGATGCCACGGCATATAGCCGAGTTTGGAATGACCGTTGGGTTAAAGAGTATACCACAGCACTATTCAAAAGAAGTTGGGCTAACAACATTAAGAAATTTAATGGTCTACAGTTGCCAGGTGGAGTAACTTTAAATGGCGATAAAATTTACCAAGAAGCGGTAGATGAAATCGATAAATTAGAACAACAAATGGAAACCCAATATGGAGCACCATTAGAATTCCTAATGAACTAACATGGCAACAAGTGTTTATTTTAATAACTACAACTCTAATGCCGAACAAAGAGTAATAGAGGATATTATCGTGGAATCTATGAAGATTATGGGATTTGATTCCTTTTATCTTCCTAACGATAATGATATTGCTCGTGATTTGTTATATGGAGAAGATCCAGTTAAAAGATTTCAAACTGCTTTTCCATTAGAGATGTATCTTTCTTCTGATCCATTGGACTACCTAGGTCAACAAGAATTCTTTTCTAAGTTTGGTCTTGAAATTAAAGACGTTATTAAGGTAATGATATCTAGACGTTCTTTTGGACAAAGAGTTCCACAAAACATATTCAATCGGCCACGTGAGGGTGATTTAATTTATATACCTTTCTTAAATGGTACTGGTGAATTGTATGAGATTACATTTACAGAACAATCCAAAGATATGCATATGTTAGGTAGAAAACAACCTTACTTCTATGAACTTAGATTGGAGAAATTTAAGTACTCACAAGAATTTATCAATACTGGTAATGAAGATATTGACCATGTTGTTAATGATTCTGCTTATCAAATTATATTGAATACAAATGCTGGTAATGCTGGTAATTATCAAACACATGAAATCGTTTATCAATCGGCAGACACTACACAAGCAAACGCTACGGCAGTCGCTTTGGTTCAAACATGGTCTACGGCAAACAATAAATTGACTGTCAGCAACATTGCTGGAACATTTACTAACAATGTTGTTATCATTGGTGCTTCAAGTAACGCACAACACACATTAATTTCTTATGATCCGTTATTAGACAATGCATTCAATGAAACATACAGTAATAAACTTTTGGAGACCGAAAGTAATACAATTCTTGACCTCTCAGAGACTAATCCTTTTGGTACCATATAATGTCTGATACAACATATAATAGAATTATACGTAAACTCGTTGTTGGATTTGGTAATCTCTTTAAAGATATTACTTTAGTTCGATACAATCCAGACCTATCTGAGGCCGAAAGACTTATCGTACCTATTGTATATGCAACAAAAGAATTATATGTAAAACGTTTAGAAGATGATCCAGACTTGAGTAAGAAAATTCAAACAACATTACCAAGAATGTCTTTTGAAATGTCTGGTCTTGCATACGATGCATCGAGGAAACAAAACACCAACTTTAAACAGTTTGCCAAAACTACTACTGGTGTGGTATCACAATACAATCCTGTTCCATATAATTTTGATTTCAACTTATACATCTATGTACGTAACATAGAAGATGGTACACAAATCATTGAACATATTCTTCCATATTTTACACCAGATTATACAATTAAAATTAATTTGATTCCTGAAATGGGAATCACTAGAGAAGTACCAATCATTTTAAATTCATCTACATCTGATATTGTGTATGAGGGAGATAGAGATTCTGAAACACGTATGATTATTTGGACTTTGAACTTCACAGTCAAAGGATTTATATTTGGTAAGATAACGGAAACTGGTCTAATTAAAACGTCTATTACAAATGTATTGAGTACAATCACACCAGAAGATACAGTTGTGTTTAATTTGGCAGCACCTGGAATAGGTACGTATCAAGCTGGAGAAACTGTGTATCAGGGATATTCTGCAGGTACGGCAACAGCAACAGGTAAAGTAGTTATTTGGAAAAACAATACGTTACACTTAACAAATATTAATGGTAACTTTGTATCTTCTAGTCCTATATGGGGTTATATTTCAAACGCAAATTATAACTTCACTGGATATAATATAATATCACAACGACCAGTTAACTTGGCTGAGATTATTGTTGTACCTAATCCTACTACGGCCAACTCTAATGGTCCTTATACATATACAACTACGATAACAGAGTTTCCTAATATAACATGATAGTCGGTAAAATTAAATTCGGTTATTAAACTATATACTATTATGAATAATTTTGAAAAATCAATCGCAGAAGTCTTTGATGTAACTCCCACAACTCCCATAACTATTGAGACAAAGAAAAAAGAAACTTTGCCGGCAGTTAACAATGAGAAAGAACAAGAGTTACAACAAGACTTAACAGATGCCTATGCACAATCTAAAGAAAACCTACAAGGTATTATTGACCAAGGTAAAGAAGCCATGGGAGAAATCTTAGAGATTGCAAAAGCAGGCCAGCATCCTCGTGCGTTTGAAGTTTATGGTACACTACTTAAAAACATGGTAGATGCTAACAAAGAACTTCTAACTATACAGAAACAAATACGTGAGTTAGAAGGTATCAAAAAAGAATCTGCTGGTACCAATATTGACAAAGCTATTTTTATAGGTTCAACATCAGAACTTTCAAAACTTCTAAAGAGTAAGAATGGCTAAGTTAAATAAAGAATCCTATCGTGACAACCCTCTACTGAAACGGGTAGGTGTACAGGTTAAATTTACTGAAGAACAGGTAGAAGAATACATCAAGTGTTCTAAAGACCCAATCTACTTTGCAAAATACATTAAGATTATTACACTAGATGATGGTGTTGTACCATTTAAGATGTATGACTTCCAAGAGGAGATGATTAAAACGTTTTATAATAATCGTTTTACAATTATGAAATGTCCTCGTCAGGTTGGTAAAACTACCACAACCGTGGCGTTTCTTCTTTGGACTATTCTATTCCAAGATTCACAATCCATTGCCGTTCTTGCCAACCGTGGTGAGACTGCACGTGGTATTCTAGGTAAACTTCAGTTGGCCTATGAGAATCTTCCAATGTGGTTACAACAAGGTGTCGTTGAATGGAACAAAGGTCGTGTAGAACTTGAGAATGGTTCTGTTATCATTGCTTCTTCTACATCAGGTTCAGCAGCTCGTTCTGGTTCGTTTAACATTGTGTTCTTAGATGAGTTTGCTTTCGTACCATCTAATATTGCCACAGAATTCTTTACCTCAGTCTATCCTGTGATTACTGCTGGTACTAAAACAAAGATTATTATTGTGTCCACACCTAATGGTATGAATCTTTTCTATAAGATTTGGACAGATGCAATCAACAAGAATAATAACTATACACCATTTGAAGTTCATTGGTCTATGGTTCCAGGTCGTGATGACGCATGGAAAGAAGAAACAATTCGTAACACATCCGAACACCAGTTCAGACAAGAGTTTGAAACCGAGTTCTTGGGTTCTTCCAACACGTTAATTTCTGGTAAGAAACTACAAGAGTTGGTATATCAGGCACCGTTAGCCGAACACGACATGATGAAGATATACGAATACCCTATCAAAGGTGACGATGAAACGACCAAGGACCACTTATACGCCATCTGGGTTGATGTTTCAGAAGGTCGAAACTTAGACTCCTCAGCTTTCTCAATTATAGACATTTCTACCACTCCATACAAGCAAGTGGCTACGTACAAGAGTTCTTCTATATCACCAATGTTATTTCCAACTGTGATATACAATGCTGCCAGACAGTACAATGATGCCTATATTCTAATTGAGATTAATAACAATTCTACGGTGGCAGACATTATTCACCAAGACCTTGAGTATGAAAACCTGTTTAAGATATTTACAGGCAATAAGAAACCACAACAATTGTCATCCGGATTTGGTCGTGGTGTACAGATGGGTCTCAAAATGTCTGTCGCCGTTAAAAGAATTGGCTGTTCTAATTTAAAAACATTGATTGAAAATAGTAAATTAATTATTAATGACTTTGACACGATTTCAGAACTAACGACTTTTGTGGCAGATAAGACCTCATTCAAGGCAGATGACGGACATAATGATGATATGGTGATGGGTCTTGTTATGTTTGCTTGGGCTACAGGTCAGAAATATTTCAAAGACATTGTGAACCATGATATCCGTAAACAAATTCAGTTAGAAAATATGAATCAGGTAGACGAAGAACTTTTACCTGCTCCAATTATCGAAACTGGACTTGAACGGGACTTTGAATTAATTGATGGTGACATATGGGAACCAGCTAACAGTTCAGACATTTATTCTGGACTAATTAGAGATGCTATGAAAAATCTCTAAATACGACCTATCATAAATATCTTTATGGTATCTTAATTGCCAATATAACATCATATTCAAGGAGATAATCAAATGGCATTTCAAATCTCTCCAGGCGTAAATTATTCTGAGGTTGACTTAACAACAGTTGTTCCCTCAATTTTAACTACCGCTGGTGCAATTGCAGGGGGCTTCACGTGGGGTCCAGTAAACAAAAGAATTCTAGTCGATTCTGAAATTACCTTAAATAAAATATTTGGTAATCCAAGTTCCAATTCAACCAATTCAACCACTTTCTTTACAGCTGCTTCTTTTTTAGCTTATGGTAATAACTTACAGGTTGTGCGTGCGACAAGCGGTAATAATGCAACGGCTAATACATCAAATCCAATTTCGGTTGCAAATGAAGATATTTTTCAATATAGCTATTTGGGAAATAACAATAATAACTCGTATGGTCCCTTTATGGCTCGTTATCCAGGTTCTCTTGGTAATGGACTGACCATTTCTATAGTAGATAGTGGATCTTATTCTGCTTCTTGGAACGTCAATGGTCTAGGTCTTGCTAGTTATTTTCCTGGTGCTCCCGGCACTTCTGCACAGGCAAATACTGCTAATTCTTCATTTGATGAAGTACACGTTGCTGTTGTGGATTCCAAAGGTCTAGTTACAGGTACTAAAAATACAGTACTAGAAATATTTCCATATCTATCAAAAGCTTCTGATGGTACGGATCCTTTAGGTAATTCGAATTATTATAAAAATTATATCTTTAATAATTCTAATTGGAT